TGAGTATCACTGCCATTATCTATTAACTTTGATTACTCTGAAATCTCTAACTTGTATTAAATCATTATCTGTTTTTAGATATGATTCATCATGTGCCACCTTACCTCATTGAAACTTAATAAGCCTTTTAATAAAGTGAGGTTCTTTTCACTCATACTTAGTGGCTATATATACTTGAAATGAGGCAGTCATGTGTAGTCTTGTATTTAGCTTTAATTGCCTCAGACTATCTGTTTCAGCCTGTATATCAATAGATGTCTGTTTATTCAATTCCACTGTGGTTGAAAATTCACAACTATCATTTACCTGAATTATCTTAAAGGTATCTTTATGTATTACAGTTGTAAAGTTTAAGGCTTCCTGAAGCTCCTTATCTTTAATTTTGAGTTCCTGTCTTCCTTTATTAAGTAGAACATTAAGACTGTCTTTTGATTTATTAAATTGGTCAACAGTCACATGGAAGACTCCCCTAATGTTATTAAGGGAGTCTCTTGTGTACTGTGACTCCTGCTCATAAGCATATATATTGTTTCCCATAGTAGCTATCTGCTTATTAGCATTATTTAGTTCTACTTTTCAGTAGATAGCTAATCCAACCAGAACTAATACTACTGCTATAGCTAATCCTTCTAAATATTTAATCATTTTATTTATCTTTTCTTAGGGCTTTATTCTCTTCAGTTAATAAATCTACTTTATCTTCAAGTACTTTTATTCTACTAATAAATTTAGCCCTTTCTTCATCAGCAGCTTGTATATAATCAGTGAGTCTTTTAGTCATAGATTCAAGTTCAATTCTATATGAAGCCATAAGTCTTTCATTATTTTGAAATTCTATAGAATCTGTTTCCTTCATATATTTTCTTCTACTAAGTAAGTAGGTTAAAATTGAACTTATGACTGCCCCACCAATACTTATCAGTGCTAAATGAATACTCTCTCCCATTATAGTAAACTAATTAATCATGTTATAAATCCAGCTGTTACACTGCCTCATACTGCCCCTTTAACTGAATTAATAAAATCAGTTGCACTTGGTAATACATTACTATGTCAGTAAGGGTCTATCAGTCATTCTCAGGCTCACCATAATGTTGTACTTCCTATAAAACTAATAAAGGCAGCTCATATAAGGTCTCCTGATTCAGAGCTAAATAAAACTGATGGTATATAGAATAGTAGAAAGAATACTACTGAAGCTATAACTCCACCAGCTATATGCAAAGTTTTTTTAGTGTACTTTGCATGTAATCATAAATAAATATCTTCAAAAAATTTCTTCATATTATCCTAATGCTATACTTCAATTATTGTTACTCTGCATTAACTCAAATCTCATATAACTTTTCTCTATATCTCCTGCCTCAGCTAATCCTCTTATCTGCATTAAACTATCATAATCTATATAAAAAAATAGTACAGCTCCATTATTATAACTACCATATGAATCTAAAAGTCTAATTCCACTATATTCTGACCATACTTCAGCGTTCATATAACCATCTTTAGGATTAACTGTATATAGAGTTATATCAAAGTTATTAGTAGTAGTATTTCTTGTTACACTAAAAGTTCATCCTTGCAAAGTTACTGTTAATGTTAAATCATCTGTTATATTTCCTCTTGCTATACTTAGAGTTTTTATTAACTCTTTTCCATTTTTTACTATCATAATTTTTATCTGTCTGTACATGTATATTGTAATATACACCTGTTATAATTATTACCAGCTCTGGCTAAATTGGCTTGCACTTCTATATTGGTTCTATCTGCATACATTATAATACTATTAGCTTGTGTTGCAGCAGCAAATTGAAGTGGTAACATCTGACCATTTGCTGATTGAATAGTAAACCCACTACAGCTAATTATCTTATCTATATTAGGTATATTATGAGGTACTGTTTTCATAGTAGTGTTTGCAAAAGCATTGTTTGGCAAAACTACCATTGTTTGATATATCTTGTGTAAAGCATTATCATCAGTATCCCAAAATTCAGAACCAGTAAATGTTTCAGTTACATCCAAGTTAGCACTTGAGCATATCTTTTTCCCATTATGCGTTATCATATGTCTGTGATATTAAGGGTTAAAAGTCTGAGGTTACTACTAAGGCATTAGGGTTAGCTAATGATATATTAATAACATCTTGAACTGTAGCTGCCTGTCCTGTAACATCCATTAATGTCATAGGTACTTGGACTGCAAGATTTCCTGATGAATTAAGTCCTACTGGATATATATTGGCTCCAGATATAGTACTATAAGATGCTAAATTTGCCTTATAAGCATAAGCCTCTACATCCAGTACTACACCATTTAAACCTTTTGGTATTACAGCTATAGGTACTCCTGTAGAAGTATTCATTAGTAATTCTACTGCTAAATTACCTCCAGTAAGTAGTATTCCTGGTGTACTACCATCTGCTCCTGCTAAATTGGAAACATCACCTGTTGTTTTTATTCCACCAAGTACACTTGAAGATGCTTGTGGCAATGTAACTGATTTAGAATCTACATATGCTTTTGTTGCTGCATCCTGTGCATCTACTGGATTTACTACATTCTTTATCAAGTTGATACTTGCATCTATATAGTTACCACCTGTTGGAGATAATACTACAGTTCCTGAATCATTTACTCCCATGAAACTACTAATACTTCCATTAATGTATTCAAGAAATGCTCCAGAATTTGAAGCATCCAATACTGCAAAGTTAGTAGCAGATGGATGATAACCAGCTAATAATTGATTAGATACTGTACTAATATCCCAACCTAAACCAAATACTCTTGTAGCTTGAGTTGCAGAAACTGTACCTACTGATGTATACCCTGTTACTACATTTGATAGATTAGCTATTAAAGCTGAGTCTAATTTAATTTTATCTGCGCTTGACATAACTCCATTTGCAGATTGGGTAGCTACTAAGAGTCCTGCTTGCACATTTGGAATATTTACCTTAAGCCCAGGTGCTCTATCGGAATACATTGACAGGTCTACAAAGCCAAGTGTATTATCTAAATGAATAGGAAGTACTGCGTATGCTTCCCCAATAGTTGTCCTTGCTATAGGTATCCCGTATGTTCTGCTTGAATTAGGAGACCCAGTTCCAGATGGATTAAATATTTTTTGAATATTCATTCCAATGGTACCTGTATCCCAATAATTCTCAAGCATATTTGTACCTACTGTTAAAATACCACCTAATGTACTTCCTGTGGCTGGATTTAAATTAAGTTGTGATATTTGACCACTGCTAAAATATGGATTAGTAATACTAGTAAAGCTGAATGAGTTACTAAATCCCATCCCAGCATCTTGCTGTGTTATAAATGGACTTCCGGGTTGCTTTCTGAAATATGTCAATGCTTTCTTAGCAGTATCCACGTCAATCATCTCTACCAGGAATTGCTCCATATTTGTCATCGCATTCTGTATAAAAGGTTCACTTGCAAGACTTATACCTAATGTGAATGGTGGACTATATGTCCCATCAAGTCCGGTAAAGGTAAATATGTTTGGGTCAAATAGTAATACGCTATTACTTACCAAGCTAAATGGAGTATCTGGGTCTCCAGAAGGATTAAGTCCTGTATAATAAAGTTCTCCAATATCAGGATTCACCCCCACTCCGCCCATAACAGGGTATTCAAATGAAAATAGTGTATCTAATGGAGGACACGTTATATCTATACCATCATCTTTATTTTCTACTTTTATACTGTTCCAACCGGATGAATAAGCATTTACAGGAACACCTATTGTGCCATCAGCCTTATTGACAACACCAAACATATAATTAGTGCCATCTAATCCTGTTTGAGTAGCATTAATAACTACCTTTGTATCATCTACTGCCGTAGATTTAGCTATACCTGCTGTAGTATTCGATATTAACGGAACATTTGCAGATGCAGCCTTTGAGTCAACATATGCTTTTGTTGCAGCGTCTTGGGCTAAAGTGGGGTCTTTTAGATTATGTATAAATTGATTATTCATATCAAGAAATACATTGTTACCACTACTTAAGTCAACCAGTTTTACACTGTTTGTAAGTACTTGCCAAGATGTTCCTGAGCTTGCACTTGCAAAATTAAGAAGCTGTATGTTGTTACTATCTGCACTAACAAACTTAGGAGTTAGCCCAATATTTCCAGGACCCCATCCAAAATTTGCCTTACTGTTTAGTAGTTGCAGGTATCCACCATAATTAGTAGCACTCCCTGCTGCAATAATTAAACCAGTAGTGGCTGTACCAGAATTAATATTTGTAGTATTCTTTAATATACTATTTATATCTAAATTATCAAGTTTAATTTTATCAGCTTTAGACATTACTCCAGATGTCGTATTAGTTGCTGAGGGTAGCCAAAAGTAATCATCAACACTAATTCCTGTAGCAACACTATAACTATTAAAGCTAATACCAATCTTATCTGTATCTATTGAAGTATTTCCTACACTTGTTATAATGTACGATGGTAAATTAGGCTTATTAAGTAAATCAGTATAACTGCCAGTAGTTGCTACTGTAGCTAAACTATTAATAGCTGTAGTGATAGATGTATCAACAGAGGCATTAGTTGCCATATCTGTAGTGGCTGTATCTATTGCATCTTGTGTTTGTAGTATATTTCAATAGTTCGATAAATCTACACTACCTCCTCCTGTTGTAAGTAGCTTAAATCCACTCTCAGTTCAATGCCATACTTCATCAGTAATAGGGTCTTGCCATCATGTATAAGGGGTCTTTGGTCCACCCCTGAATATTGTCATTATTTGCTCCATAATTCTCTTGGTATTTGGTTAGTAACATCACCCTTTACTGTTCCCAGAGGGTCTAATGGGTTGGGTATAATTTGGGGGGTATGAATAGACAAACCAGTAAGTGCTGAAGAGCCTCCAGTGGTTTCTCATATTCTTTGCTCTACTTCTAAAGTTCTTTGCCCAAGGTTAATTAGTGTTTCACTATAGTTAAGCATATTAAATTCCTTTTAATTTGTTTCAAACCTTAGTTCCTGTCTCAAATCTCTTATACCATTGCCCTTCAGCTCAATTAAGATATAAGTCCCATAGTCTTCCAATAGTTTCATCAGGTTCTCCCCACCCTGCTCAAATTGTCCCCAGTATAGGGAATCTATTATCTATTACCATTGTTTGTTGGTTTATTAGCTTGTATTCTTTGTATATTTACCTGTTGCTGTTTAATCTTCTTATCAGCTTCAATCTTTTGTCTATCTAACTCCAGCTTTTTATCTTTTAGCCCATAGGTCATATTAAACTGCCTGATTTTCTCACCCAATTCCTGTTGTAATTGAGGATTGTACTCTTCCCTTGCAGCATCCTGGGCTTCCTGTTGTACAGCAGCCTGTATTTGTGCCACCTGTAACTTAGTCTCATTATCTCTTTGATTCAATAAGTCTTTTAGTTGAGCTTCATGTTCTACTTGTGCAGCCTGCTGTTGCAGTTGAGCCTGTACTTGCTGTTGTTGCTGTTGCATTTCCTTTTGCTTAGCTTCTTTAGCCTGTCTTTCATCATCTTCAACAGACCTTGTAACATCAGCAATAGAACTTCCATTCCATACTTTAAGAAGAGTAGATAGTGTAATAGTTTGATTTTGAATCATAGCCTGTGCATAACTATTAAACTTCTGTAGAAAAGCATCAATATTATCAGCATTATCTATCATTAAGCCATAGTCACATTCAGCAAATTCATCACCATCTATATCAATTATCTTGGCTGTACCATCTGTTTGAAGATATTGAAACTTTTGAGTTTTACCTTTCATAGCTGCTTTAGCTGTCTCTAAAAAGCACTCTAAAGCTCTCTTCTTTACATCATCATGCGTTAAGAATAGTCACTCGGTAATATGACTTGATTGAAGTACAGACCTTTCAACACCACCAACTGTCTCAGTAGAGCTTATTTGACCTTCTCTTTGAGGGCTAACCCCCATTACTTCAGCCATCTCCTGCTTCAAGAATTGAAGTAGATTGATGTCTTGCTGTATAATATCACCCTGGTTTAAATCCATTGGAGGAGCCTGATTATTCATCATGCCTGCCAATTTACCGGTTGCCTGTCCTTTTGAACCTTCCTTAAAGCTATCTCTTACAGCTATATGTGATGTTTTAGCATAATACATCCACTTATCTATATCTCAAGTTTGTGGTATAAGTGCTAAATCTAAAGTTGCTAATTTACCTCAGCTTGCTGCCAAGTTCTTATTTAGCCTGTCATGTATTACATCATATAAGTAATTATAAGGCTTAGCCATATCAACCAAACTGAATGGCTTATTATCATTTGAGTTATATACTGAACCTACTATTCCAAAGTGACATCTTGAAGGATTTGATAATCTGTTATACTGAACCACTCTGGGTCTCATATTAACATAAATATCTTTACCTATTCTTGTACCTTCCCAGGCTTCAAGTATTCATAGCGGTTGTACTTCTTCACCAGTAGTTTCATTAGCTATATAAGTCTCTGGGTAGAAGTTAAACTCTTCTTCACCAGTCTCAAAGTTATATGATTTTACTTTAAGTATCTTTCTATATGATTTTCAATATAATCTTACTACTCTGACATTACCAAAGTTATCAGTAAAGTTAGTGTTAAATACTACATTGTTTGATATAGCTGGTCCTTCAACAATAGCACCCTCGCCATAGGGTGTATCCAGTGGGTCAACAAATGTAAAAAACTGTCTTGGGTCAATAGTATCCATTTCATCTTGAGCTGCAAGGAATGGTAGCTTATTAATATACTCCATATCCTCATCAGTCAGTACATCATAATAGGTATCTATTACCTTACCAGGATTTCAAAAGTCCCAAAGAATAACCATATCAGCATCTTCAATTCTGTTTGAAAATCCTGATTTAAGTACAATCATCTTAGCAGGGTTAATCCTTTCAAAGATAGGTTCTCCACCTACAATATCACACTGGTAGGCTTCTTCACCTACTACCATAGCATCAAAGAATCCTCTATTGAATTTCAGTGGTATGCTTAACTCTTTGATATAATGATGAAGTACATAATTACCTCTAAGCTCTCTTATATCTTTTCACTCATACTTATTGTACTGTTGAATCTTTTGAAGGTCTTGCATAGCTTCCTCTTCACTTTGAGCACCTTGTGTAGCTCACTGTTGAAGGTCTTGCATCCATTGTTGCTTATGGTTTGCCTCAATCTCTGATACTGCATCAGGGTTGGTAACTATTAATCTTCAATCAAATCTTCTTTTAGATTCTTCACCTAAAAGTACATTAAGTTTTGAATTAATAATTGGATAGTGTTGTATTGTGTCAGGTATAAATGCAGCTTGAATGTTATTAGGATTCAAAACCAGTTCTATATCCTCAAGACTGATTTTACCATTGATTAAATTATAGTTAACTATCTTATTCTTGAGGGATTTTCTAACCCTTGAGTCCCAACTTCAAACATAATTTTCAGCCCAATTAACACACTTGGTTCTCCACTTAACAGTCTTCTTTGAATATGGAAGTTTCTGAACTGGAAAGTTTAATGTTTGACTACTCATGTTGAAATTTATTTATAATACAAAGATAATAACTTTGTTTCATATATACAATAGTATTAAGATAATCTTAAGATTTGGGGTATGATAGCTATAACAGTATTAAGGATTGATATAATCTTTTCAATCTTTCATATAACTATCTTCATCTCTTGTCTTATCTACTTTTTGTTCTCATAAGCCCAGTTTCTTCAGGTTTTCAACTCACTTATCCTCCTTACCTTTTGGATAATTTCTATTGAAGTAATCATCATAAGCAAGGTCATCACCTGAGCCTTTATTATCATCAAATGAATTATCCCCAAGCATCCTTAACTTGTCCTCTCTTATAAGCATAAGCATAGCTAAGGCATCATGTCTATCAAAGTTACCATCTATATTCCATAGAGCTAACTCTTTAATTAAGGCTAAAAACTTAAGTTTAAACAGGTGAGGTACAAGAGTAGTTACTTCAACTCCATCCTCTATCTTAATATCCTCTATTGGTTTAAGTAGAAAGTCTCTGATACATCTTCTTGCATAGTTTTTAACAGGGTTGGTAGCTAAGGTCCCTTTGGCTTTATTCCCATAGGATAGTTTTGCCATGTCTTTATCTCTCAAAAACTCAAGAGTATCAGATAAAAGGTACAAACAGTTATGCTTAGAAAAATAAGTAAACAAACCTTTTTTATTGTTTTCATAGTTACATTCTGCATTATAAAATAGCAGTAATCTTCTTCAATTCTCATAAGCCTGTTCTGCAAACTCAGGTCTCCCTGTGTATTCAGCTACTATATCATCAGTTCAAAGGTCTAATATATAGCCTGAAAATAGTGATAAAGTACCAGACTCATCATCATCATAAGGGTCACAACCAGCAACATATCTACCTCTTGGTGGAAAATCCTGTGATGAGGCTTTCTCTGGCATTACTTTTATCCATATACATCCCTCCATCTTGTTATCCTTATGTGGAAAAGATATAATAGGCTTTAGAGTGTCATCAGGCTTTCATTCAACTTTACCATCTTTAAGCTCTAATCTACCTACATACATATCTCTAAGAGATGATAAGTCATTTTCTATTTGAAATGCTCTATCATTCAAGTCAGCTACAGGGTATAAAGTCCCTGACCTTCTCATAATAGCATCCTTGATAGTGAAGGCATATTCAGCCTTCCTTTTGGTTAGCTTATTAACATCAGAGGAGTGATACTTAAGTTCATGTCTGATATTAAGTTCATAAAGCATGGCACCTATTACATCAGATACACCATCTCTATTATGAAAAGGTTTATAATTTAAGTATGCAGGATAAAAAAATATAGTTTTAGCCTGTGTATTGCCAGGGTCATATACATTTGGAAGACCATAGATATGGTTAGCTTCAGGTGAAGTAATCATATCTAAAGCTCCCATAAAGTCTGAACCCTCAGTACCACCAGTACCTACTGAATAGCCTAATCCAAATACTAAAGCTCCTTCCTGTACATTAGCAAAAGATGTCTGCCATCAATCCATATATTTAGGAAATGTACCAAACTCTTCTGCAAACATTCTATCACTTCTTTTACCTCTGGACTTATCAGGGTCATCACCAATAGCTACTCCCTGTACTGTATTATTAGGTGGTTGAATATTACCATCTTCTTCTCATCCACATATTCAGGACATATTAGTTAAACTGTCCTGTGCCTTATGGCTTGGAAACTGAGTATGCTTTGTTATTCAAGTTAAAGCATCCTCAAACTTATTTAATGTACCATCCTTGGTTAAAAACTCTTTATTATCAGCAACTATAAGCCCTGTTCTACCTTCACATGTTTCTGATGTAAGACCTATAGTAAAAAGTCTTACAAGCATTGATGCCAAAGTATATGATTTACCCTTACCTCTACTTGCTATCTCAGCAGCATGTTGCTGACCTACTCAATCATTATATAAACCACCATTCTGTGCCTGGTCTAAGTAATGAAACCTTAAATAGATTCCCTCCCAACACTCTGGAAGTTCATCTACTCTTACTATATATTTCCTTTTAGTCTTAGGATTAACTTTCTCAACAGTTTGAGTCATACAAAGATAATTCATAAAGAAGTACATATCTCCAGTAACTCATTCACCATCAGACTCTCTTACCATTCCATTCCAGCACCTGTCAAGTTCTCTTAGAAACCACTTCATCCATTCAGACTGTGGGTGCATATTAACCTTTAACTTAGTATAGCACCCATGCTCCTTAAAGTATAAAGCTGCTGGTCTAAAGTAATCCATATCCTCAAGTATATGAGGATTAACTAAATCAACTATTATTCTTCCAGCCTCATCTCTTGGTCTATCTTTAGCATAAGGTCTTGAGGGGCTTACCAGTCTCTGTATAAAAGGAACATCAGTATAATACTGTATTAACTCATCTATAACTTCCTTTGGGTATTTAGCTACTATCTCTGGAGTTAATTGAGTCTGGTATCTATTGAATGTTGGATATATCAGCTCTTCCATCTGTAAATAAAAAATATAATATACTTAGTTCCAATTCATTATCTATCTTTTCAATATTACCATCTATAACAGTTGCCTTTGCTTTTACTATCTGGTTCCCATCATCATAGTCTATTATTCTTATAGACCTTTCTCTCATACCTTTTACTAACTTTGATACAGGCTCTGTAACTCTGACTAATACCCAGTTGGTATGCTTAGCTGAATTATAAACTCTTACTACATCTTCTAAGGTCATACTACTTTATTTATTTTAATCATTTTCCTGACTCTTAAATAGTTTCTTAAGTCCTAAATCCCCAACTGTATGATTAGTATGTTTAGACATAAGTTTTGATGAGTGTTCCTCTACATCCTTATATATATCTTTCTCAGCTTGAGCTATCTTTACAGCTAACTCAGTAGAAGCCTCAATAGCTTTGTACATGTTAATAGCCACCTGGGGTTTTTTATCTTCATCAATGGAGTCCAGGTTCATTGCATCCATCATCAGTCTAATTTTCTCCACATTAGCTCTGTTACTCTCAAGAATTTTAGCAGAAGTGCAATTAGTATAATACTTAATCACAGGTATAGCATCCTTAAATAACTGATTAGGTTGCCAACTTTGTGGTAGCCCAGTCTGCTCCTTAATAATTCTCAATCTTTCATTCTCATCAGTTTCAAACTGATAATCACTCCTTGGGTCATACATAAAATATAGAGTCGATAACTCCTGTATAGCCTTTTCTTTTGATAGTGATTTATCAGAATTTCATATCTTTCTAAAAGCTGATATAGCCATAGCTTCAGGAGCTATCTCTACTCTCAATCCTCCATTACTTCATCTTAATAATCCTTTCTCCATAGCCAATAATAAAAAAGGGTGAGTATTTACTCACCCATGAACTTAAACTAATAAACTCTTGTCAGGTACTATCAGTCCTGTTACAGGGTCTGGTTTTACCTCTACAAATTCATATTCCTGTATAATATATTTTATATCATTGTCACCTATCTGGAGGTATTCTACACCATCTATAATAACAGCAGGAATATGATATTCCAGCTTGGCATTATAATACTCATCCATTGATTGTTTCAAGGTGTCTTTCTTTTGCACTGGATGTGCATATCTATCAAGATTTACAGCTACTAACTGCCCTGGTTCAACAAATGTAACTCTATCACCTACTGCATATACAGTTTGATAAGGTTTTAATTCCCCAATTAAGTCAGCTCTTATTAATCCATTGTTAACCTCAGCTAACTCTTCTGCCGTATATTTTTCAGCTGTTATAATTACATAATTAAACAGAGGTTTTATCTTTTTTATATTTATTTCCATATCTTTTCTCTACAAACTTTTCTACTTTTACTGCCAGACTATGATTAGTATAAAACTTACCAAATTCAGGTATGTTAAAACTTAATCTTAACTTTGAGCACTCTTCTTCACTAAGTGTATTAAGTAATGGATAACTGCTTAATGTATCATTAACTCAATTTCAATATTGATAATAAACAGCATGTGCAACTTGCAAATTTATATTAAGTTCTCTGGCTGCCTGTGTTACTATCTGTTTTATTTGACTTTTCAACATTATTATCCTTTATATCAAATACTACTATAAAATCAAATCTGTTAGTCCCTCTGCTCATATCCGGTATGTACTTTTTATTTAATTTATTAGTTTCTGATAATACCCCTTTAGCTCTGAAGGATGCTAAAGTTACACTAAACATAACTCCATCCTTCATGCCAAGGTCATTTATAATCTCCTTTTTACTCTCTCTTGAAAATAAAAAGGTATCAATAACATCATCATCACTTATTACCAGTGAAAGTTCATATCTCTTTTTTAGTATAGCAGCCAACACTTCTACCTCCTTTGGAGTCAGCTTATGTAAGGGACCTGTAAACATAAGCCAGTATTGAAAGAATTTCTTCAAAGAGCATGGTATCTTTGTGACGCTATTATTCTTCATAAATTAGTTTGCTGATTCTACTTCTTGAGTTTCTTCTTGAGGTTCAGGCTGATAGATTGATGTTACAATCTCATTAACTGCTTTATCTACTACATCTTTAGGGAACAACTCTCTTGCTTTCAAAATCTCGAACAGGATATTTACTCTAATAATAGCCTGATTATTCTTTAGCATTTGATTCTCTTGTGCAAGTCTTGTTAATTGTTGATACATTTCTGTATTAGCTTGCATAATTTGTTCATACGTAGGTTTTTCAACTTTTTGTTGTGGTAAACCTTGACCTTGTGGATACATTTCTTTTACTTCTCCCATAATTTAATTTATTTTTTCAGGCTCTCCCAATCTTTAATGTTGCCTGAGGTTATATCTGTTGAATAACAATCTCCACAGTAGCATGTAATATCTTTATTATTAGCTACCTCTATATTCATAATTTTTAATGACTTGCAAGTATTGCACCAATATACAGGTATATTGTTATATCCTTCAATTTTCTCTTCATCTCTTGGTGGTAATACTGCCTCTATGCCATCATTTCAAACTTCTTTAGCCACTACATGTTCCATAAATCCTTATAATCTTCTAAATGTTTGTGCCTAATCCATTTATCTTCCACTTCTTTCATCTTCATCAGTATCTCTTCTTCTGTATCACCATATATTTCAAGTATATCTCTAAACCAAGGCTCATTATTATCACCATTATTTATGTGAATCTGCACAATAATAGTAGGTATCTTATTAACTCTAAGCCCATACCTTAAGTGATAGGGATAATTGATTGGATATAATGCCTCATTAAAGAACTTAATATAGTTTTCAATAGACATTTGCTTTACTTTACATTTATACATATTTGAAAAATAAATAGGGCAGGTTTAGTAGTGCCTGCCCTATAGGTTTACTACTTTTTCTTTAGTTTCCCACCACACTTGAATTTGCCTTCTTTGCCTTCGTCTTTAGCATTTTCTTTAGCATGGATTCTTGTAGTTTTCTTAGGGGCTTTCCCTACTCCACATTTTGCCATTGTTTGTCGTAATTAATTAATTAACACTTTTTCTTTAGTTTACCACCCTTTTTCATCATACCTGCACCTGGCATCATTGGAGGTCCTGCTGGACCAGCTGGTGCTGGGGCTGTAGGCATAGGTCTTGCTGCTCTTACTGCTGCTGTTTTAGCAGGCTTCTTACTCGCTTTCTTTGCCATAAAATAATTTATCTCTTAGTAACTTTAACTTGGCTGTATCACCAATTATATCCCATAATTCAGGTGCTCTTTCCTGGATAGTTTTTCTAATTAACCTCCTTGAAGGATTCCCCAGCTTTAATTGTATCTGTCTATAAGTATCTCCCTTATAAACACATCCCATAATTTTATCTTTTATATCTTCTCCCATGATATATTCTTTAGTTGGAGTGGTGGGGCTTGAACCCACAACTTTGAGCTTATGAAACTCCTCAGCTAACCATTTGCTGCACACTCCGATATACTTGGTGTTAGGTGGAATTTGAATCCACATATACTACATCCACAATGTAGTGCGTTACCAAGTCTGCCACTAACACAGTGCTCACTACAGGAGTTGAACCTGTAAAATTATGCTTCTAAGGCATACATGTCTAACCAGTTGCATCAAGTGAGCAGAGTTATCCCACGTAGAAAGTTACCACGTTTATCCAGTTAATTTCCTGGTAGGAAGTCCCTTAAGCAGGATTTGAACCTGCACTTTATAGGGCTTAAACCTATTGTGTCTTCCAGTTGCACCACTAAGGGATATGTACTCCCTATTGGAGTTGAACCAATAACTTACACTTTAGAAGAGTGTTACTCTAATCCATTGAGTTAAGGGAGCAACTAATCTAAAACTATATTAATCAGTCCTGAAGGTTTAGGGAATGATTTAGTTTCTTCCTCTTCTCCTTCCATTTCTTCTCCATCTTTTTGTGCTAACCTATACAAGTATAACAACTTAAGTAATTCCTGTTGAAAATCATTGACTGCATTAACTACTCCTGCCAGTTCATCATCAGTCTTAATAGACTTATGAAATAATCCTACTTCCTGGTTTAACTGTAATAGTGCCTGTAATGGGTCAGTAGCATTAACTTTAGTACCTGCTACATCACCTACTTTATATTGAATACCCATATACCCCTGTGAAGTTTCAGCTATAACATCCTGAAATTCTGATAAGGCAGACAGTGCATCATCTATAATCCTGTGATAAGTAAGAGTAGAAGCACTCCAATGGAAATTCTTAAATGAAGTCTTAAACCCTTCAAGCTGATTAATAAACCTTAATGAAAGGTTATAATAACTACTTTTTTCCATTATTCTTCTCCTTTGTTGATTTATTATACACTACTGCTACTACTACTGCAAGAACTGCTGCAAATACTCCTGCACACAAAATAATTACTGTTTCACTCATACTATTAAAATTTAATTATTGCTGAGAGTACAGGCTTTGAACCTGTGACTTCTTGATTAACAGTCAAGTGCTCTACCTGCTGAGCTAACTCTCATTTTTATTTTACCATTGTAATATCTAAAGGCGTATCTGAAGATATACTACCATAACTTGTACTATAGTTATATTTAAATTTTTCTATATTATTAGTATTTGGTAATTCCTCAAGTATTGTATAATTATTAGCAAAGTGCTGTAAATCTTTCCACTCCTGTATTCCAGATGCTAAATAATGTAACTTTACATGTTCCTTACTTTTCTCTATTACTACTACTTCACCTATTGGTATACAGGTATTATAATCACACCTTATCAAATATCTCTTACCTACTTCTAATTCCATATTACTTTAGTTAGTTGCAGTACCTGGGGGATTTGAACCCCAAACACTACCTTGACAGGGTAGTATGTTGCCAATTACACTACAGATACTATTTAGGAGATTCCTATTAATGGGCAGGAAGTTCCCTTATAACTGTTATCCTCTCCTATCAGATAACTTCTACTTACGATTAGTTACTTACATGTGAGCTTATATTCACAGAGGCTTAAAGTAGTTTACGATTTGCACGTCTGCAACCATCTGTCTGGGTGGAGAGATTTGAACTCCCGACCACCTGGTCCCAAACCAGGTATTCTACCAACTGAACTACATCCAGATATTAGTGGGACTGTATAGACTCGAACTACTTAGTCAAAAGACAGTGGATTTACAGTCCACCTAAATTCCCCCATATTAAGCAATCCCTCCTTTACTACTTCAAAGTATCCTTAGATTGTACTACCTTCCACACACTGTCAGCATGTAGTAACAAACTATCGCTTCTACTCTTAATTACTTTTGAACTATCACTAAAACTTGCAGGGTCATTCTTATGAATATTATCATAAGTCTGTTTCCAATCTATATATCTTGGACTACACATATAAGTAATACCCAAAAACACTACAATAAGTACCCCAACTGAAGCTAACCACTTATAAAAACTCTTCTTATCATCTGGTGAAGCTGTCTTAAAATACTTAATCAAAAACTTTACTGTGTTATAAACTAACACAATCCCAATGGCTGCAAATACAACCCAAAAAATAACATTTAATACCATATTAATTAAATTAGTTTGTGACCCCTATCAGATTTGAACTGATGACCAACTGATTAAAAATCAGTGGCTCTAACCTGGCTGAGCTAAGAGGTCTGTTTATATTCCCAAATATAAACTCTCAGCTTTAGAGCAGCCTGAGCTGAATCTCGACAAATATGGAGAAGCAGCTAAGGCTATCATCAATATACCAAAAATACTATAACCTAAACATTCCATTTCTTTTTAATATTCTATAGAGCCTTATATAGGATTTGAACCCATAACCCACTGCTTACAAAGCAGTAGCTCTACCCTTGAGCTAATAAGGCTTAATCCTTAAAACAATTCTATTCTCTCCCCTAATTAAGCACCCTCATAAAGACTCGAACTCTAATAAACAGATTTGCTTACTACTACAATTTTCATTGCTGCTATTACAACATAGCATTTGTAGTCTGGAATACATCTTCACCATATTCTATTGAACTTAGGTGGGAAATCATCTACTCTCTACGGGCTAACTATTGTTATTCCCTCGGTATTATCATCAGCATTACCTGTTAAGACTTCACCGATATTATTCCCTACATTATTATTGTTTCCAATAATAAGCTCCAGTTTTCTAACTGTTCTATAAGATTTTCTCGCAGAATTTTTATTCTTAGACTTGTATGTATCTAACTGACTATCACAATTATGACATATTAATCTAACATTTTCTCTACAATTATTTGAAGCATTCCCATCTATATGGTCTAATACAAAGATTAGTTTCCTATTATTCCATATATCAGATATTCCACAGATACTACATTTGCAACTTTGTTCCTGTAAGATAAACTTTTTTATTTTTCTAATAGTCTCAGAGTGAAGTACAGTTCTACCCTTCATGTACTCTTTATAAGTACTTTCAGTTATTAAACTATTCTCTTCTAAACTCTTATAAAAACATGTCTTACATAGAACTCCTTTAGCTCTTATAGTAGCTTCAAATTTAGCACCACATGAAGTACATATTTTTCCATACTTCTTCATATAATACTTTTTGCCTGATTCCTTTATACTTAACTGCATATTTCTATTACAGTGAAAGGAAATTGTAGATTTACTACATTCTAACTTCTCAGCTATAGCGTTGTAACTATAACCCTGCTCTCTTAACTTAAAAATTTTCTCTTTAAGTGTCATCTTTTACAACATTAAAAAAATTAAAGTCTGTTGTCCTACCAATTAAACGATGAAGGTATTATTACTTATTCTTTACTCCTATAATTACTACCTTAGTAGTATCTTTTGTCTGTTCTGCCTCTATTGAATCTATATTAATCACAGTATCCTGTACTATTACCTGCTCTCTATTCTGCAATTCATTTATTTCAGGACTACCCATCTTAAAAGTAGATGCTAACAATATTATTGCTACTCCACCTGCTATAGCTCCTATTATAATACAATAAGCTCTCTTATAATCAAAGATATGCCTTATATTATCTCTCTTCCTTATTATATATGATATACCTATATATAATAACCCTGATACTACTGACCCTATGAGTATAGTATACTTAGGTAATAAAGTAGTACCTGAATATAATACCTCCCATACAGTAATTCAAAGAACTACAATACTACCTAACAGTCCTATAAGCAGACCTATTATAGTATCATGTTTATCTTCTACCAATCATCCAATAACCTTCTTCATATATTTTGCGTATAATTCCAATACAAAGGTAATACCTATTTCTCTAATATCCAAATTTTTTTAGTTAAAAATTATTAAACCAAGTGTTAAAAATTATACCTGGTTTATATAGAGCCGAGTATATGCCTTTAAGAGTTGTATCCTCCCCCTTAACCCCCTCCTTATTATCCTAAGTAGATTAGTTAAGTTTATAATAGTATATAGAGAGACCCTGCCCAACTTAATGGCTCTCACCTTTTTTAGGATTTTCATCTGAGTTTACAGCAGCATTTAGACCAGCTTCACACCTGTTTATTACTATTAGTTCTCACTCTCTTTATCTCATCCTTATAATGTGTACTCAATAATGTGTACTCACTTTCAGAATGACCCCAACTTACCAAAACCAGTGGTTGATACCCTTTATTCTCTCAACTTGGCTTGAGGCAATGATTCACTAAAATGCTCTTAATTTAAATACAAAGATAATAAAAAAAAGTATCTTTGTCAATACTATTAAGAAAATCTTAAGATTAGAGGCATTACAGCTATAACTAAAAAGTGTAAGTAAGCACCAATTTTTTTACTCTTTCAAGTATATTATTTCCTCAGCGGCAGCTGCCAATCTTATATAGATTTTTTTAATTAAGGTGCAAAGTTAATAAGAGTTTTTGTAATTTCCAAATTATTTTGGTTAATAATTGTTAATCTACTGTAAGAGAGGGGTATTATCATACCTTATATATAATATTGTAAGAGAGGGGTACCTTATATATACACCCCCCTGGTAGAAAGTACTAAAAACTAATTACTATAAGAGAGGAGTGTTCTATATAAAATACTATAAGAAATGAAATACTGTAAGAAGGGGGTATGATGACAACCTTACTCCCCCCAGTCCTTGAGCCTTGGGTGTTATCCCCCTGTCATTCATGGCTTTAATTATTTACAGGGGTTTATTAACAATCCTTTTGACAATATGGCACAGTCAGTTTTCTCTAAGACTATGACAGTTGAGCAATTCAAACGTTCCATTGGGACTAATGGGTTGCAAGTCAAAGGTTCAGTCACTCCAGGAAAATCAGGCTTTATGACTGATGATGCTGGGAATGTTGTTGGTGCAATATCCAGCAAGATTACCAGTAAAGCTGACATTGTTAGACCAGTTATTGGCATCGGTGATGATGGCAGAGCTGTTCTGTTCAATGCTGGTGAAGGGAGTGCTGCAATCTTGGCAACACTGTAATCAGTAATTTGCAGGTGTGAAGTACAGTAGCACCTGCAAACCTTTTATCTTTTTACTTATTTGTAAATACTAAACTATAAATTCCAATTTGAATAGTAATTAAATAAAAGTTGATGTCAAATTTATAGTTAGAATTTACTTTAAGTTAGGTGAGCTAAAGTGTTGATAGTTATGAAATTATATTCCTTTTCACATAACTGTCAACACTTCTATTTATCTCTTCATAGGGTTTATAATAACTAAATCATAGAAGAAGAGAAGAAAAAGAGTAAGAAACAGTCAACAAAAACCCTTGTAATTTAACAAAAAATCTCATGTCAATTAGATTAGAAAAGTCTGGTATCTACAGGATATTTATTAACAATGAATATATTTGTTCATTTAGGTTAGTAAACAGTATCTATAGAGATAGTCTATCTGCTCTCAAGGAGTGTGGATACTATTAAATAAGTTATAGCACCTGAGCATGGGAAAGTGCTTTATAAACTGCTCATTTAACATGTCTATAAAATAAAAGACTATTATGCTGTGTAAACTCAGTCTCTGTAACTCCCAAAGATTTACTCTTTGAAGCATACAGTTTTAGGGAATACACTTTAATACTACTGCAAAGGATAGGACATATGGTGTAAAATCATAGAGATACAGCACATTGCAGTAGTATTTGTTACTATCTATACAGGGCAGTTCAATTCTGCACTTCATAGTATGACAAGTGTATTCTTGATTGTATAGATAGTTACATATGAAATCAATTAACAAATAAACAATAAATCATATGAATAAACATCAATCAATTATAGCAGTAATTATAGTAATTATTGTTATACTTGTAGGAGGACATTTTGATTATAAATGGACACTGCAAGATGAATTAACAGAGAGAGAAGCTATGCAAACTATTAAAGATAGTGAGCAGGAGCTGGTACATAACACCTATTATCACTTCATGGAGCCTGTGGATAAAGCATTTGATAAACACAAAATATCAGATGATAAATACCACACTATAAGTGATTACGTGTGGTCTAAAGTATCCAGAGATGACTTTGGGGGAGATTATGATTGTGAGCAATTAGAAATGGATATTAAAACTTTATTAAAATGAAGAATGTAGTTAAATTAGTAGTAGGCACACTTCTCCTTTTTATTCTCTTTATCTTTATAATGGTATATTTTGGGTTAACAGGACTAAATGCTGTTGACTCTAAAGTCGCTAAGAGAAATGAAGAAATGAAGAGCTATGTAGGCAAGAAAGTAGTTATGGGTAGAGATACCTTAGTAGTTACAGACTATAAGTTTGTAGGTAATACCTATATATTGAATGGTCAATTATCAGTAGATGCTAAATTTGTGGAGGATAATTATGTTAAGCTGCCACAGCAGTAGTAAAACAGGCTGTACAATCTCAATCTCCTTTATATTGTTTATTATCTTTTTGATACTTAAACTTACAGGGGTAATTAATTGGAGCTGGTGGTGGGTAACTTCACCACTTTGGATTGGAGTAGCAATAGCAGTAGTAATTTGGGTCTTCTTAGGCTCAATGTTCCTATTAGCTGTTAAAGCAAGTAAATGAAAAGATTGATGCTATTATTGGCACTTACTCTTACTATTACAGTAAGTGCCTTAGCACAAAGAGGTATAGTAATAGGCTGGACAAGCAGTAAAATTCTTGAAGAAGTTCCATATAGTAAGTATTCTTGGGCAGTGTCTAATAATACTCCTATACTAAAATTATCAGTGGGTAGAGCAGGCTGGGCTTGTGCTATTTCCAATGATTTATGTGTGGCTCAAACTGTTTATTGTAAAGATGAAATTGAAGCATATCAATGGTACTTATTAATCAAACCAATGATTGATAACCATATATTATTGGCTACAAGTAAATCTACATGGACAGGTATTTATACAACAGACAGCTATGGTGCTATCTATATGGATGTATCAAGCTGGTATGATAGAGATGGGATAGGAGTATTTTGGGAGTATAAACTAAGAATATAATATGAAAAAGAGATTTGATTTAGACAAAGAACCCAAAGATGGTGGCATGTTATACACTAAGAATCAGAGGGAGGTTTTAGAAGCCTCTATTGGATTTCTCAGTAAGTGTAAAGAAAAAGGAATAGATACTGAATTAGTAATAGAATTGCTAATAAATGTCTTCAATTCAGGAGCTGCCACAGCAAGTGAAATCATAACTAAATTTGGTGAAGATGACCTTAAAAAGTGTGTCAGAAGTGCTGCTTTAGCTGCTTTGCTTGCTCATGTATGTGCCTAATTAATAGGTAGTTGGTAATATACTGACTACCTGTTAATTATTTTTAACTAAAAATATTTGGAAAGTATAAATATTTATATTAACTTTGTAATAGAATTAAAAGATGTTTGATAGCAAAAAGAAACAATTATTTACTGTAGCTTCTAATAGTACAGTAAAGTCTGCATTTGTACAAGCAGGACTTAAGAAGAGTGCAGAAACTACATCTGTTAAAGGTGCATTAAAATATAGCACTACAGGTAATCCGGGAGTAGACCAGTTTGGCAAGATTGGTATGTATAAACAACCACGTTCTTTTACTCAAATAGTAGAAGATTGTGAGACTCTCTGGGCATGGGATAAAAGGCTTTCAGTAGTCTTTATATTCTATCTGAGAACTATTGTTAGAATAGTGAAGCTATTTACAGGAGTAAGTACAAAAGCTGCTCAAAAAGGTGCACAACTCAAGCATGAAAGTATTATGAGGATGATGTGGTTATTCACTAAAAGTGAAGCTACATTTTGGAAGAATATTGGGTTGTTTGTATCACTTGGCAGTTGGAAAGATATTATCACTATGCTTCAATATGACCTTGTTTATCATGGTTGGAAAGACAGAGTGCTTAATTGGGAGAAGTTTGGGGACTTATTATTATCAGGCTTAGAAAATAAACAAACTTCAGAACTCATTAAGAAATACTTGCCACAACTTAGAGCAAATAGTAAATGCACTACAGTAGAATCTCAAGCTGATAATATAATTGCTAAGTGGATTTGTTCATTACTTTATGGTAATAAGGAATCCTCAGTCAATTATAAGAAGTATAGAAAACTGAAAGCATCAGGTACAGCACATGAATGGCAGAAGCTGATAAGCAGAAAGGAATTTGATAGAATTGACTTCAATACTATTCATGGTAGAGCCTTGAATCTGCTTGTTAAAGGTAAATTCCTTTATAATTCAGGTTTGAAAGACAAATATACAAAGTTTGTTACAGACCCTGATAAAAAGGAGCTTAAATTTACTGGCTTTGTACATGAAGTAATGGACTTATGCAGTATCTATTACAATATTGTCTCTATGCCTGTTCACAAGCAGGAAACTTGCAATAAACAGTTTGCTGAGCTTATCAAAAAAGGTGAGGGGGGAGAACAGACTAAATTTATTGTAGTAAGAGATACTTCAGGTTCT